TGAAAAGTGGCACTAACCCGCCTGTCGCTGGTGTTAAGCCCCGTGTTGGGCCTAACTTCCTCGAAAGAGCAGCGCAGATCAGCGAGAAACAATTCTCGCAGACAGTGGTTGAGGCAGCGCGGAAAGCTGGTTTTACGAGAGGTTAATGTGTTTATAGAAGCGTTTGCGAGCCTGATGCAAAAAGCCAAAGTTGGCACGGTGGGTACGGACATATTTTGTCATTACATGCCATCTAACGTGAAATCCGGCGTGCTCCTGATTAACCCAAATACCGGCATCAAGATTGATCATGAGTTGCAGGACTTCTACTTCGACGCTTTCACTATCGTTGTGCGAAGCGCGACGATCACAAAGACGATGGAGAAGACCAATAAAATCATGTCGATGTTCCCGGTTGAGGAAACGCAGTCAGGTGGTGTCTATTTCCGCATGGCTCGCCCGATGACAATGCCGATCACCTATCCCAAAAACGACGGAGCGCTGATTGAAGCCGGTATTCCGATTGAATTTGCTGGCTATTTGTTGAATTGAATAAATAGGTAAGTATATACTTACTAATGGCACAATGAGAGTGCTGTTTTATCGGAAAAAGGAGTTTTCCAATAATGTCTAATACCCATGTAAAAAACATCAAACTCGGCGCGTGCAAAGTGTCGTTTGGTGGCGTGGATCTGGGTTACACCAAAGGTGGCGTGCAGGTTGAGGTCGCAACCGAAACCATGAAAGTCACCGTTGACCAGCTGGGTCAGACTACGATCTCCGAGCTGGTGCAGGGTCGTAATATCACGATTACCGCGCCGCTGGCCGAGTCCGTACTGAAGAACATGGTTGATTTGATGCCTGGCTCTACCCTGAGCGAAGACTCAAACACCGTGACCATCACATCCGCGCAGGGCGTAAACCTGATCGACGTGGCCAAAGAACTGGTTCTGACGCCGCAGGATACTACCGACTACGTTCT